GTTGGTGGAATAGATAATGTATATAAAATTGGAGATATTTTCCAAGCAATAGGAACAGCATTTGGACAATTAATTGGTGGTTTAATTGGTGGTATTGGTTTAGCAGTTTCTGAATCATTACCTGATATAGCTACTAATTTATCAATATTCATGAATAATATTCAAGGATTCTGTGAAGGAGCTAAGAATATAGATCCAGGAATTATACTTGGTGTTACTGCATTAACAGCAGCGTTAGTAGAATTAACAGCAGCAAATTTACTTGTTGGTTTAGGTGATTTGTTAACTTTAGGACAACATGATTTGGTTATTTTGGGAAAAGAATTATCTTCATTTATAAAAGAAGCTCAACCATTCTTAGAAGGAATTCGTTTAATAAGCCCTAATACTGCACAATCAGTATCATATTTAGCAGATGCTATATTAGTTTTAGCAAAAGCTAATTTTATACAAGGTTTAGGAAATTTATTTACATTCCTTACTGGTGGTAATTCATTAGAATCTTTCTCTAAAGAATTACCAAAATTAGGTAAAGGTTTGGCTGATTTCGAAAAAGAATTAGGATCATTTAAAAATGCAGAAGGAGTTGAAGCTGCTTCTAAAGCAATAGTGTTGTTAGCAAGAGCAGCTCAGGAAATACCTAATGAAGGTGGTTTATGGGCTAAGATATTTGGTGATAATAGCATTGGCAAATGGAGTGGATATTTACCAGATTTGGGTTCTAATTTAGCGAAATTTGCAACAAATCTTGGTTCGTTTACTAATTCTGATTCTATAGTAGCTGCTGGAGAAGCAATTGTTGGTTTGGCAACAGCTGCTAAAGAAATACCTAATGAAGGTGGTTTATGGGCTAAGATATTTGGTGATAATAGCATTGGTGATTTTGCTGATAAATTACCAGGTGTAGCATCCAATTTAAAAGGTATGGCTGAAGCTTTAACTGGCTTTAGCACAGAAGATGCAGATATGTGTGGTAATGCAGCTCTTGCTATATCTCAAATGGCTATAGCGGCTGATAAAATACCGAATAGCTTTGGTTTAGTAAACTTATTTACTGGTGATAATGATATAGCTATATTTTCTTTTAAATTACCAATCGTAGGTACACATTTAAAAGAATTCGTTAAAAATTTAGGAAGTTTTGATTCAAAATCTTCTGATAAAGCTAAATTTGCTGGAGAAGCAATAGCTAAATTAGCCATTGCAGCAAGCGAAATACCTAATGAAGGTGGATGGGCTGAATGGTTTTCGGGAGATAATGACATAGCTAATTTTGCTCCTAAATTACCAGGTGTTGGTTCAAATTTAAAGAATTTTGTAACTAATCTAGGAGATTTTAGTGACTCTAATGTTAAAACAGTCGATTGTGCTGGTAAAGCATTATTATCTTTATGTGAATCTGCTAGTAATATACCAAGATCTGGTGGAGTAGCACAATGGTTTACTGGAGAAAATGATATTGGAAAATTTTCTAAGAAATTCCCTACTGTTGCAGAAGCTCTTGTTGGATTTGTAGATGGTTTAACTGATAAAGGTTCTAGAACATTTACAGACGAAGAAGTATCCACAATCGATTGCGCTGGTAGAGCTATTTCAGCTTTAGCAAAAGCAGCTAATGATATACCAGCTTCTGGCGGAATTTGGCAAAAAATAGTAGGAGAAAAAGATTTAGGAGATTTCTCTAACGATTTTCCAAAAGTTGGTAAAGGTATAATTGGTTTCGTAAATGCTCTTACTGATGACGGAAAAGCAAGTTTCTCATCAGAACAAGTTTCTACTGTAGAATCAGCTTCAAAGGCATTAGCCGCTTTAGCTGGTGCAGCAAAAGTATTACCAGAACAAGGTGGTTTCTTTAGTTTATTTACTGGTGATGAAGAAGATCTAGAAGATTTTGCTGAACAATTCCCAGATGTTGCTGAAGGATTAAGAGGATTTATGGATGCTCTAGGAACTTTTACTGACAAAGAAGTAAAAAGTATGGAACATGCAACAGCTGCTATTAAGCTTATGTCTGATATGTATAAAATCGATTGGGATGAATTAGAAGATTTAAGTGAAGACGCAGAAGACGTTGGAGAAAACATGAGCGATTTTGTGTCTAAAATAGCAAAAATAGATACTTCAAAAGCTGAAACAGCAAAATCTAATGCTGATGCAATAGCTGATGTTATAAATACTTTTAGTGAACAAATAAATGGTGATAATTTTCATCATATTTCAGAAGGATTTAAAAATTTTGGAGATGATTTTATAAAATCGTTTGTAGAATCAATATCTGGAAATGATCCAAAAACAAAAATTGTTAATGCGGCTTTAGATTTAATGACTAAATTTAAAGAAGCGTTAGAAGGTGAAAGACAACCTGTAGAAGAAAAAATGATGTCTTTAATAACTAGTATGATAAATACTATTAACAATTCATCATATATAGATGATATGAAATTAGCAGGTAAATATGCTGCTCAAGGTTTTGCTGATGGTATTGATTTAAATGCTTATTTAGCAACAGATGCTGGTAATAGATTAGGTAATTATGCATATGAAGCCGCTAAGAAAGCAATAGATGCTCATTCTCCATCAAGAAAAACTAGACAATTAGGAAATTATTTTGGTTTAGGATTCATAAAAGGTATAAAAGATTATGAATCTGATGTATATGGAGAAAGTTCTAATATGGCTGAGCAGGCTAGTAGCGGTTTATCAAAAGCAATAGCATCTATAAATGATATATTAGATTCAGATGGAACCAATAGACCTGTTATAAGTCCTATTTTAGATTTAACAGATGTTGAATCAGGAGCTTCTAGAATAGGCGGTTTATTTGGAAATGTTGGTTTAGGTTCTAATTTATCAGCTATAAGTTATGGAATGAAGCAAAAAAGTCAAAATGGAGTAAATGCCGATATAGTATCTGCTATAAATAAATTAGGTTCTTCATTAAATAATAGTGGAGATACATATAATATTAACGGAATAACTTATGATGATCAAAGCAGTGTATCAGATGCTGTTAGAACATTAATAAGAGCCGCTAATATAGAGAGGAGGTCGTAATTATGCCTTTAATCGATGGTAAATGGCATGTAGTAAGAGGAGATTGTATGTGGGATATTGCTGCGGCAGTATACGGTAATGGACGTAAATGGCCAACTATAGCCGATGCGAATGGTGTTCCACGAAAAAATCCAGTCATATATGTAGGACAAGTATTCACTATTCCAGGAATTACGACCCCTACTCCTGTACCAGAACCGGCGCCACAACCTCCAGCTGTAACCACTCCAAATATAGAATGGTTTGCGCTTGACGCCGGAACAAGCAGGAGTATGTTTTGTGTATGGTCATTTGATAGAGCTAATACAAAACATTATGAAGTAAATTGGGATTACGATACTGGGCAAGGAGGATGGCGTATTGGAAGTCATGGAACAACTACTGATAAACAAAGTGGTTATTCTGCTCCAGAAGAAGCTAAAAAAGTTCGAGTATCAATAAAACCAATATCAGATAGTTGGAGTGATGGACAAGCGGTTGTGAGAGAATATAATTTCTCAGACAATCCACCAGAATTACCACCAGATCCAACTTTTCAAATATTAAGCAATAATGTATTAGAATGTGAAATACAAAACATTCAAGAAGGTATAAACGCTGATACATTAGAATTTGCTATATATCAAGATGATTCTTATAAGTATAAAACTGGAACGGCTACAATAAATATGGAAACAAGATATTGTAAATTTACAACAGATGTAGATCCAGGTCATAAATACAAAGTAAGAATTAGATCGATAAGAAATAGTAATATATATAGTGGATGGAGTGATTTTACAGAAAATCTATATTCTACACCACTTCCTCCAACTGATATAATTGCTTTACGAGCAACAAAGAATGTCGAGCAACAAACTGAGATTTATGGAATATATGTAGAATGGGATGATGTTCCATCTGCTAAAACATATCTTGTTCAATGGGTAACAAACATTGAATTGTTTGATACAGGACAAGAAGAAAGTCAGCAAACAGAAGAAGGACAAGGTCCTAAATTACATATTTATAATATCGATTTGGGTCATGAATATTTCTTTAGAGTTGCTTCAATAAATGATAGAGGTCAATCAATCGGATATAGTGAGATACGATCAATTAGAGTTGGCACAAGACCTCAAGCTCCAACTACATGGAGTAATGTTTCACAATGTGTAATTGGAGATCAATTAAATTTATATTGGGTTCATAATTCTTCAGATGATTCTTTAGAAACTGAAGCCAGTATTCATTTTATAGTTAAAGATCAATCTGGGCAACCTGTTCCAGATATGACGTTTGATGTAACTGTTTATAATGAAAAACCAGTTGAAGAACAAGATCGAACTAGTGTATATACTATTGATACAGAAAATCCAACATGGTTAACTTTGTCACAAGGTTATGCTATTTATTGGAAAGTAAAAACTAGAGGCGTTGCAGATGAATTTAGTGACTATTCTGTTGAGAGAGTAGCATACGTATATGCAAAACCAGAAATAACAGTAGATACTCTAAATTCCAGCGGAGATCAAGCGGTGTCTATTGACGAAATAAATCACTTTCCTTTCTATATTGCAATATCATCAGAGCCTCATGAGCAGACACCAATTAGTTATTATGTTGAAATTATAGCTAACGATAGTTATGAGACAGTGGATGATATTGGAAACGTCAAAATGGTTTCCGCTGGTGATAAAATTTATACAAAATATTATGATCCAAAAGAAGGAGATAAATGGAATTTCTTATTAGAAATGACCCCAGGTAACGTTGATTTAGATAATGATAAATCATATACTATAAATGCTACAGTATCTATGAATTCAGGTTTAACAGCAACTGATTCTAAAGATTTTACTGTATATTTCGATGAGGTTTTTTATGATGTATATGGAAATGTAATATTTAATAAAGAAACTTACGAAGCTAGTATTCATCCTTATTGCAATGAGTTCGAAGAAGTTAGTGGTGAAATAGTATCGCATCTTGTAGAAAATTGTACATTATCTGTATATAGAAGAGAATACGATGGTACGTTTACTTTAATACAAGATAATATTCCAAATGAAGATGATTTATATATAACAGATCCTCATCCATCATTAGATTATGCTAGATATAGAATAGTAGCAAAAACTAATGATACTGGTGCTATTAGTTATGTAGATTTACCTGGTGTAAAAATAAAAAATCCAGCAGTTATTATCCAATGGGCTGAAAAATGGTCTTCGTTTAATGTAGATGATGAAGGTACTAATGTAACTGAACCTGCTTGGTCTGGTTCAATGTTAATATTACCTTATAACATATCTATAAATGAAAGTAAAGCACTTGAAGTATCATTAGTCAATTATGCTGGTAGAGAATATCCTGTTAGTTATTATGGAACGCATATAGGCGAAACTGCTTCATGGAGCGTTGACATACCAAAAGAAGATAAAGAAACAATATATGCGATTCGTAGATTATCTAGATGGAAAGGTGACGTGTATGTTAGAGAACCATCTGGAACTGGATATTGGGCTAATATTAATGTTGCTTTTGGAACTAAATATTCTGATATTGTAATACCAATATCATTTACAATAACAAGAGTAGAAGGAGGTATATAGTATGATAGATTGGACCGAATCAATGGAACAATCATTTGAATATTATGAAGTAGATCCTAATACTTGGAAGGATAAAACATTAATACAAAACATAAAATCTTGTAATATCAAAAGAGATTTAGGGTCCGAGACTCTCGGATCCGCCTCTATTGATATTGATAATGCTTTGGGAGAATGCTATATTAGGATTTATCTTAAAGTAAGTCAAAATGGAGTAAATGAAAAAATACCATTAGGTATATTTTTAGTACAAACACCATCTTCAAATTTTGATGGTATGGTTAGGAATGTATCTATGGATGCGTATACTCCTTTGTTAGAATTAAAAGAAAAAAAAGTTCCTTTAGGATATTCATTATTAAAAGATGATGATATTTTAAATGAAGCTTTTTTAATAGTTAGAGAAAATTGTAGAGCACCAGTTATCAAAACAGAACTAGATGAACCTAAATTATTACTTAATGATTTTGTTGCTAATACTGATGATAATTGGCTAAGTTTTATAAGAGACTTACTAGCTCAAGCAAAATACGAATATAATTTAGACGAAGAAGGTAAAATATTATTTTCACCAAAACAAACAATAGATCAATTGCAACCCGTATATACTTATAATGATGATAATAGTTCTATTTTATATCCTCAAATAAATATAAATCATGATATATATGGTATACCAAATGTTGTTGAAGTTATTTGTTCGACTGGTACGGATGTTCATTACGCAGTTGTTGAAAATAATGATCCAAATAGTCCAACATCAATACAATCTAGAGGACGAAGAATTATATACAGAGATACGTCTCCTAAATTACCAGGAATACCAACGGAAGCACAAATAGATGAATATGCTGAAAATCTATTAAAAAATTTAAATTCTGTAGAATATGAAGTAACTTATACTCATGGTTATTGCCCTGTTAGAATAGGAGATTGCGTACGTTTGAATTATAAAAAAGCAGGTTTGATAGGAATAAAGGCAAAAGTTATATCACAATCAATATCTTGTGATACAAGTTGTGCTGTTTCAGAAACTGCTATATTTACAAAAAATTTATGGAAGTAAGGAGGAGATATTATGGCTCTATCACAAGATATAGTTAATCAGTTTGCTAAACTTGTAGATAATAAAGATAAAAACGACGAAGGAACTATAGTAAAAGGAACATATAAAAAAATAAATAATAAAGAGTATGTACAGTTAGATGGTTCTGATATTTTAACTCCAGTTGAAACAACTGTAGATGCTGAAGATAATGAACGTGTACAAGTATTAATAAAAGATCATTATGCAACAGTAACAGCTAATATAACATCTCCTGCTGCTCGTAATAAATCAGTTTTAGATTTAAAAGATGAAGTTGATGAGCAGGGAAATAATATTCGAATGATGGATAATACGATAACTGCTCAGGGCAATAGTATTACTTTAATGGATAATAAAATCAATCAACAAAATAATGTAATAAATCAACATGATACTATGATTACTGAACAAGGAGATAGAATAATATCTTTAAATAATACTGTTATTAGCCAAAATAATGCTATAGAAGCAAATAGAAATAGTATCGTAGCTCAAGGCAATACTATGAATTTGATGAATGAAAATATAATTGCTCAAGGTGATACTATAACATCTATGAACAACGTTATAGACCAACAAAATAATAGAATAACTTTAAACTCAAACAATATACAAGCTCAAGGTAACACTATATCATTACAAAGTAATAGAATAACGCAAATAAATGATACAGTTCAAAGTCAAGGTAACGTTATAGATGCGCAGGGTAACGTTATAGATGCACATGAAAATGAATTAACATTGCATGATTCTAAAATAACAATTTTAAATTCTGCTTTTGTTATACGTGATGGTGTATTAACAGGGTTAAGTCAAATTATTTTAGATGAATTAGACGCTGATTATGCTGAAATTGATTTTGCTAATATAGACACAGCTTCTATTAAAAATTTATATGCTACATCTGGTGTAATACAAAATATTAGAACAGAAATCATAGATGGTAAAGAAATATATGTTGCTGGAGATTTATCAGCTGTAAATATAAGCGGATCATTAATAAATGCCGGAACAATAGTTGCAAATAAATTATTATTTAGAACAGAAGACGGTTTATATAAAGCTTTAAATTTTAATGGCGAATTTAATGAAGTTGAGCAAGATGAAACAAATAGTTTAAATGGAAATGTTATTGCTGCTAAATCAGTTACTGCTAGTAAAATATTAGTAGATGATTTAAGTGCCTTTAACGCTACAATTGGTGGATTTGTTATAGATCGTACTAAAATACATTCAGTTGCAAAAGATACTATTAGTTCTCCATCAGCTGGTGTATATATGGATTCAGATGGTCAAATGGTTATTGGTGATGATCATAATCACATAAAATTTTATAAAGATTTATCCGATAATCAATATAAATTAGACGTTCGTTTAGACAAATTATATTTAGGAGCAAATTCACAAACAGCTGACCAACAATTTCAAGGAATGGTTGAATTAAGTGCTAATAATATAACTTCTATTTTTAGATCGACTGGCGGTTCGAATTTACTTCGTAATTCTGTTGGCTTTTCGAATACCGATTTCTGGATAACTTCTGGTAATATAACAACTTATCAAAGTGACACAATGTCAGCTAGTGGAAGCAAATTTATATTACAAGGAGCTAGTTCATTAGAACAATATTATTCTACACAAGAAGGAATAGAATATTCTGTTTCATTTAAATTTAAACATACTGCGACTGGAAATCCAGACGTAGTTAAAGTAGAATTAATAGGTGATGGTGATAGCACTATAACATTGTTAAACACATCAGATTTAAGTAACGAATGGGTATCTGTTGCATTATTAGACGAAAACGGTAATCCGACAACATATAATGCCAGAACATCAACTCCTAAAATAAAAATAACATGTTCTGCTAACAATACATTAGAAATAACAGATTTGATAGTAGCACAAGGTTTAACAGATGTGTGGTCTGGTTTTATAGATGAAGTATATGGTAAGGAACATAAGTTAGATAAAAATGGTTTACGTTTATATTCAGAATCATCTAATGATTCAGCACATATGACATCTAATTCTTATTTGTTAAAAGATGGAAATAACGTTGTTGCAGAATTATCAAAAGATAGGGTTTATTCCGATTATGGTCAATTTAACAATAAATATTCTATTAATCGTTTGGTAACAGTAGCATTAGATAATAATAATATTATTGAATATGTAGAAGGGAGTTGATAACACATGGCAGTTATTCAAGGTTCTACTAGTAAATATAATTACGGCTTTTGGATGGAAGTTGATGAATGGGTACAAACGGATCCAAATAAAAGTAATTATTATATAACAGCAAATGGTACTTTTGTAAATGTTCGTGTAAAGATTCAAAATAATGGTGCAAGAACAAATACTGGAGGATGGTATTTTTATGTATATGTAAATGGAAATCTTGTTGTACAATATGATACAGATTTTCAATTAGATACAGCTAACCCAAATCGTGGTTATCATGATACTATACAAATAGCAGAAGTTAATAATATTTGGATACCACACGAAGCTAATGGTTCTAAAACAATACAGGTATCGGCATATTTATATAAAGATAGTTATTATACAACTGATCCTGGTTACTCAGTTATACCTGCTAGTGGTGTATCAAATAGCATACAGTTAACTACTATTCCTAGATATACATCTATAACAAGTTTTGAGGTTTCAAAAATAGATGAAACTAATATTAGAGTAAATTGGAATGCATCAAACACATGCGATAGAGTAAGATATCGTTTAAAAGTAAGCGGTGGTCAATGGGGAAGTTGGGTGCAACCAAGTTTTTCAAAACAATTTGATATAGGTGGGCTAAATGCTAATACTACTTATGATGTTCAAATAAGTGTAAGAAGACAAGATAGTCAATTAGATACTGATTCAGATTCGAAATCAATAACCACATATCCATATCCGTCAATAAAATCTAATGGCGTTCCATCGTTTATTATAGGTAATGACTTCGCAATAAATATTGATAATCAAAAAAGTAGATCGTGCACTATAACTTTTATAGGAGATAATAACAATGAAAAAAGTATATCCAATGTAACTGGTTCTAGTGTAAGTGGTTTCAATACTTCAGAATGGATAACATATTTTAATAATACATTGCCAAATAAAACTTCTGGAAAATATAAAATACGTTTAACGTGTTCTACTGGAAATGTTAATGTTGAATCATCTCAAGTAACTTATGGAATTAATACAAACGATTCTTCATATAATCCACAATTTACTACATCAAATATTATAAACGTTCAAAATACAGCATATACATCAATAGCTGGTTCTAATAAATTTATAAAAAATCATAATAAAATATCTGGATCAATAACTCCAATGACACCACAGAAAGGTTCTAGTGGAAATTATTATGAAATATCGTCATCAAATATAACAGCACAAAGAAAAAATTATGTTTCACAAAGTAATATATCATTTGAAATAACAAATGTATCATCAAATTCTTTTGAGGTTATGGCAGTTGATAGTCGTGGACAATATACTAAAGTAACGAAACAAATAGATTTAGTAGATTATTCTAATCCTTCTGTTAATAACGCATCTGTTAATATAACAAGACAAAATACTATAGGTGATAAAGCTATTGTAAATATAAGTGGTTATTATACTAATTGGTCTGGATTATTACAAAATAATAGTATACAATCTATAAAATATAGAGTTGGATCTTCTGGTAGTTTCAATGCTTTGCCGTCAACAGCTGCTATAACATATCAAAATGGAAATTGGTCTTTATCAACTACTTTAAACGATACTTTTTCTACGTCTAGTAGTTATCAATTATATTTTCAAGTAACTGATTTACTAGAAAGTTCAGTATTTGGTCCATACACATTAAACACAGCAGATGCTTTTATTTGGAAAGATTTAGCCAATAGAAGAGTTGGAATAAATAAAAAGCCTAGTTGTAAGTTGGATGTAAATGGCGATATCCAAGGACGTGATCTATTATCGACAAGGGATGTTTTACCTACTGGACAAGTTAAAAAAAATAAAACTGGATCATGGATAAGTGATAGAGATAATTCACCAGTGGCTAATAAAAATACAGGAACTGGTGGTGGATATGCTCCAGCATGTTCTGTTAAAACCAAAAATGGCAACTGGACAATTGGTGTTATAGATAATCAAGATAATTTATATTTTAATTATACTACTGATACAAATTATGCGAATTCAAAAAATGAATCTACTGCATGGCGTTTACCAGTTAGAGGTACTAACTTAAATAGTACTGAAAATTTAGCATTACTTGCTTATCCGGTTGGTTCTATTTATATAAGTGCCGTTAATACTAATCCTGGAACAATTTTTGGTGGTACTTGGGTTCAATTAAAGAATCATTTCTTATTTGCAACAAATGATACAAGTGGAGCAAAAGGTAAAGACTCAGTATCTAGTCACACAGGTAAAAATGTTTCAGGAACAGCTATATCAGTAAATCAAATGCCATCACACAATCATGGCGGTTCTGTTTCTGGTGGAGGACATAATCATAATCAATATTTCATGGAAGTAAGATGGGCTAGTAATTATAGTGGTACAAAATCATTAGGTAGACCACAGTCAGTTGGTAGTGGAAATACAAACGAACGTGCAACAACATCTGATGGTTCACACTCACACACTATTACGGCACAAGGTGGAGGGCAAGCTCACGATCATACAGTTTCAAGTATAGAGGTGTATGTATGGCAAAGAACAGCATAATAAAAAAATATGATATTTGTGATTTAATATATTTAGAACGTAGAATTAGCTATTTACATATACATAACCATAAAATTAAATGTTGGTTTTTAAAAAGAAAATATAATAGAATGAAAAAGAAATTAGAAAAGGATGGTGTTACTATATAATGGAAGGAATATCTATAGCTCAAGCGATTGCCGAATTAGGAATATTAATTGTTATTGCTGGTATATTTTTATTTATTGTAGTGAAAAAAGATAAGAAGCAAGACGAGTTTAATGAAAAACTGTTTAACACGATGCTTGATCAAATGAAAAAATGTTCTTCTGGGCATGTATTAACACCAGAGGAAGATCAAACAGCAATAGCAATAGATAACGCTATTAATTCAAATCTTCAATCGGCAGTAATGGATTTAGGTGCTAGTCGTGCTTTTTTAGCTCGTTATCATAATGGTGGAAAGGATATGAATTCGATATCGTTTCTTAAAGTTAGTATAACTAATGAAGCTGTGAATAGAGGATATAAGCCAATAATGAGTGAATTTCAAAATCAATTCAGAGCAATGGTTGGTTATCCAGTTAATCAAATTGATATAACAGGTCATTGTATTGTAAGAGATTTGAATGAAATAAAAGATGTAGATATAGGTACATACGAATTATTAAAAGCAAGAAAAGTTAGATCTTTTTATTGTCATAAAATAACAAACAAAGATGGGTATGTTGTTGGAGCATTATGTATACTATATAATACTGATAATAAAAAAGAAGAAGATCCAGATTATATCGATCAATATATAAATCATATGTCCGATCAAATATCTGGGATTTTAAAAATAAAAGAAGAGTAAGGAGGTGATATAAATGGATATATTTGAAACAATGAAAGAATTTATCAAACCAGAACTTATTATTCTTATACCAGTATTATATTTAGTTGGTTGCGGAATTAAAAGATCAGAAATTAAAGATAAATTTATTCCAATACTATTAGGTATAGTTGGTGTTATATTTGCTGGATTATATGTATTTGCTACTTGCAGTGCTAATGGATTAAAGGATATAGCTATGGCCATATTTACAGCTTTAACTCAAGGTATATTAACTGCAGGAGCAAGTGTGTATTTTAATCAAATTTATAAACAATTAAACAAAAAGAAATAATTAATAATGAAGGGAGATTAGATAATGTATAAAGAAAGTTTAGAACGAGCTAGAGAATTATGTATAAAAGTATTACAAAATAACAATATAGATTTAGTTGATATGTGTGAACTTTTAATAAATATAGATCATTTCTTAGATCCCGAAGAATATAAAGATAATATAGAAACATTGCAACAAAGAAAAACGTTAAGAAGGGAGGCAAAACGTTATGGACAATATTGACGAATTTGGAGAGTATGATGAACCAGTATTAACTTCTGAACAAGAAACAGAAATATATGGTGAAATACCAACAGATGAAATTAATGAAATACCACAAACACATGATTTAGAAGAATCATATGAAAATGGTGATATTCCAGAAGAAGGTGAAAACAATGAAGTTAGCAACTAGAACTTTTAGAAGAGAGAGAGGAACCGGACCAGATCAATATTATATTACATCACCTTTTGGATGGAGACATGATCCTAAAACAGGTGAATGGAAAGGACATAATGGATGTGATTATGGTACTCATGGACAAAAATGGGCACAATATGCATTAGAAGATGGTGTTGTTGAAAATGTATATCAAGACAATTATGGAGCTAATTGCGTACGTATTGCATATCCAAGAATTGGTATACGTTTAACATATGCTCATTTAGATAGAATATGTGTTAAAAAAGGACAATCTGTAGATAAAGATACCATAATCGGATATACAGGAACTACTGGATATTCTACTGGTATTCATTTACATTTAGGTGTTCAAGCAATTAGCGATTGGAAATGGATTGATCCAGAAACTATAGATTATCAAGAAGGACCAAGCCCAACTCCACCAGATCCTGGTAAATATCCATTTAACGCCATTGTTAAAAAAGGAAGTCCTTTATATAATAGTGATGGCGTTAAATATCCTAATGGAGCTAGCCAAGATAGACCAGTTACTGTTGAAGGAGAATTAAATGGACGATACAAAATATGGGGACAAACATTTAATCCGCATGAAGTATATTGTGATATGAGTTCTATAAAAACAGATCCTAGTCCAACATATCCATTTAATGCTATTCTTAAAAAAGGAAGTCCTTTATATACAAAAAATGGAGTAAAATATAAATACGGAGCTCAAGCAGATAGAAATGTTCAAGTAAGAGGTGAATATAATGGACGCTATGAGATTTATGGAAAAACTTTTACCCCTAATATTGTTTATTGTGACAAAAGTTCAATTAAATAACTTTTAAGAAAAGCTGTATGAAAAACATACTCTTTTCTTTTTATTTTTCGCGTAAAAAACACATGTTATAATAAGAAAGGAAAAGGTGTTGGATTATGTTAAATAAAATATTAGAATATGTTGTTTATGCAATTGGAGGTGCATTAGCAATATTGGTATTAGTATTTGGTTTTAAAACTATAATGCAATTACACAGTATAAATGAGTCTAAATAATTAGACTCTTTTATTTTTCGCGTAAAAAACACATGTTATAATGAAAGAAGGAGAAAGATTTATGAATAAGATTTTAAGCATTGTAATGTTATTTGTGATAGGAGGTGCAATGACTATAGCTCTTATAATAGCTTGGTTATTAAGTATGGTATATTTAATAATTAACGAAATTATAGGATCTAAGAAATTTGTAGCTAAATTTCATAAGATTAACAAGATTATTGCTGAAGAATTCAAAGATATCATAAAAGGTATCAAATCAATCTTTGTAGAGTCTAAATAACTTAGACTTTACTTTTTTCAAATTCGCGTAAAAAACACATGTTATAATGAAAGAAAAGGAGGTAAAATTATGAAAGAATTTATCAAAAGAATAACTCCATTTGCTACAGGAGTTGCTGTAGGAATCGGAAGTTATGTTGGAATTACAAAATTCTTAAATAAGAAAAACCACAAAAAAGAAAAAGCGTCTAAATAACTTAGACCTTTCTCTTTTATTTTTTAGGAGGAACAATGGAGTTTATATTTCTTATAATTGGATTTATACTTGGTATTATATTTAGTTTAATAAAAAGACGATCATATGAAGCTCATGGACAAATAGACATTGATCCTATAACTGGTTTATGTCGTTTTAAAATAACTACTAATAAAATAGCTAATCCGCATAAAAAATATGCTATTTTTAAAATTTCTCATAACGCTGAGATTTCGCGTGATGAACAACTCCTATAATGAAGGGGGTAATTGTTATCGTGTAAAAAAGGAGGATAAAACATGGAAAACAATATAGAAGAAGCCTTATGGAAAGATTATCATGATCTTGATGATATACTAAAAGTTATATCTGAAACAGATGATCGCAAAAATGGATTACTAGAAGAACGAGATAAGATTCGAAACGAATTAATTAAGCTTGAACAAAGTAGAAACGAAATGAAGATAAAAAGGGAAGAAATAGCTGCTGAAGACAAGCGAGAAAGAAATCGTAATCGAGTTTCTTATACTCAAACTATAGCAACCATTTGTATGGGATTATATGGAATGGGTTTAACATTTATGTTTGATCAAGAACATACAATAACTAGTACATTAGGTAGAAACATCTTAAATGCTTTTATACCGAAATTTGGTAAAAAATAACAATTTAAACTTCAAAGAAGAATAGGCAAAATATATAATTGCCTATTCTTTTTATTTTTATTAAAATAGAAAGGAATATTATATGAATAAAGCTCAAATGTTTTTGAAAGCACATTCGCCAACTATATTGACTATATTAGGGTCTACT